TTACTGCCCCCCAACGACCGGAACAACAGATATTTTGCGGTTATATCTTGCAGTCTGCGAAGCATTTTTGTGGCCTGATATTTCCTGTTTCTCATGCAGTGTTCCTTCCAGATCAGATATCCCCTTAGCTTTCAGATCATGGAACGTGAAGTTAAATTCGAGCTCAGGAAATTTTTCAGCGGCTAACTTTTTCGCTTTCATCCACTGAGCATTAAATGCATCTCGGGTGTAACGAGAACCTGACTGCTGGTGGAGCACGTACAGGCTCACCATGCCGCTGTTTAACGGAAGGGAATCTGCTAGGGTGATCGCATTTGATAGGCGCACGGTCCAAGCCTTAATCTGGCTTACGGCTGTCTTGCTTTGCTGAATTAGAATACCTTCATCAAGTATCTGACTCTTTTTAAGATCCAGAATGTCACCCTGACGTGCGCAGCATAAATAGGCTAACTCCATGGCAATCTTCACCGGTACTGACGAAACGCTAAATAGTGCTTCATATTCTTTGTCCGTGACGTAACGGGTGCGCGCCTGCTCCTTAAATTGCTTTACACCCTGGCATGGATTCATCTTCACTTTGCCACGCTCATATGCCCACCTAAACACCCTCGACATAAACGCTTTCTCTCGGTTCGCCTGAACTCTGCTCTTAACACCCCTCTTATCCATATACTTCCTGATATGTTCAGGCTTGATGTTATCCGGCTTCATTTTCCCGAAGACCACATTTACCTTTGAACCGTATTTTCTGTAGTCTTTTCGTGTTTCAGTCGCTAACTCGTGGAAATCACCGGAATTAAAGAACTCTTCACAAAGTGCGTTGAAGTTCGTACCAACCTTTAAATCGTTTATGAAGTTTTCGTAAGCTGCCCATACCTGAGATTTTGTTAGATCAGGATTGCACAACCTGACGGTACGCTGGATTGGTGGTTTGTGGGCTGAACATATTGCAGGGGGGCAGGCGGCGTGAGGGCTTTGTTAACTCCTGAAGTCGCCCATCGCATGGGGATTGTGTTGTTTCGTCCCGGCGCGGAATTAATGCACCTCTTCATGCGCGGTCGCGTTCTGCTTGAGCCAGAACCAGAAGAAATGGCGTCATTCAGTACCGGGGCTGTTCCCGCAGCCATTCAGCCGCTGGCTGATGATCCGGTAATGCGGCAGGTCTTCGAGAATGAGCGGGTTATTCATCGCGCCGGTGGGCTGGCTTCCCTCGAGCAGTGGCTGAGTTCAAGGTTTGAATGCCAGTGGCCACATTCAACGTGGCACGACAAGAACTTCACAACAATGCGGCACCCACCAGGAAGTATTCGCCTGTGCTGGCATTGCGATCACACTTTGTCCGGGCAGCATACCGAACAGCTTGCAGGTATAGCGGCAGGAAACCTGGTATCCTGGATTCTGGAAGTTATTCGTCGCGATTCTGGTTTTCCCGAGTCGCATGTCCTGACGCTTCCGGAACTGTGCTGGTGGATGGTCAGAAACGACCTGGCTGATGTTATTCCGGAAAGCGTTGCGCACAAGGGGCTACGCCTTCCGGATGAGAAGATCCGCGCGGTTATGAGGGAAAGCGACATTGTGCCTTCCGCTTCTGCAACCAGCCTCGTGCAGGAGAAGGCGAAGAAGATCCTCACGCTCTCTGTTGATCCGGAGTCTCCAGAATCTTTCATGCTCAGGCCAAAGCGACGCCGCTGGATAAATGAGACTTACACCCGCTGGGTAAAAACACAACCCTGTGAGTGTTGCCGACGGCCAGCAGATGATCCGCACCATATCGTAGGGCATGGTATGGGTGGTACAGCAACAAAAGCCCATGACCTCTTCGTGATCCCTCTGTGCAGAGAGTGCCACGACGAGTTACACGCCGATGTACCGGCATTCGAGCAGAAGCATGGTACGCAGCTTGAGCTGCTACTGCGTTTTATGGATCGGGCGCTGGCGATCGGCGTAATTGCGAAAGCTTAAGTGTATGGAGCGCAAAGAAGCATGAATCAACAAGACCTTAATTTTGTAAGAATAGAATTGCGCCGCGCGCTACCAGACCTCTCTGGGGGAACAAAAGGGCAGCTTGAGGCTTTCAGTGAACACCCACCAGCAGACAAAAATGCCACCCCGCGCCGTGGCATTCATCTTGTCGAACTCGAGGGAGAGAAGGGGCCTCGATTTGTTAACTCGCTGGCCGCGCCACTGTATGTGCTGGAAACGCGCAACCGCCGCAGGCCAATGCCGCCGATTAAAGATGCGGAATTTGAGTCCGCGCCGTGGCGCCGGGCAGTTTCTGCGCTTAGTGGATACCAGCAGGCCTGGCTGCGGTACTGCTACGGCTTTGACCTGAGCTATAAACACCAGGAGATGATGTGCGAATACGTATGGAAGACTTATCAGAAATGCCTGGGTGAAACCTTGCTTCAGGAGCGCGTAGTAAAGAAACTGATAGGCCTGGTATGGCTTGCAGGGCAGGAAATTGCAGCAGCCAGAAATAATGAAACCTATAAAGACTATGCTGGTGCAGCGCTGGCCCGCATGGTTAGCGTTGACCGTTCGACATGGTTGCGTGTCTATTCAGGGCACTGGGCTGGGTTAAAGGCCGCTTTTACTCAGCTTGATGAGTCTGCGCTGACCATGGCTCTTGAATACTATGAGGAGGGAGAATCCCTCAAAGTGGCAGAAATGTGAAGTAAATTTCACTATCTCCTTCAAACGAGCTTGCAAAATGCAACAAAATAAGCCATATTTGAAGCGTAATTGATATGTTGCCAAAGTTTTATAAACCTGCCTATGAGCGGGTTTTATATTGAAAGTCCTTTTTACTATCCTTGCTATCTGATATTGTCAGCATGCTGAAATACAGGAGGAAAAATGGACGTATTTAAATCCTTTAAGGCTGAGAAAGAAAAAAACAAAAAAGTTGATAGTTACTTTACACCATCTAAACCAGTATCTTCTCCGACTAATTTACGTGGTCGAGATGAGGAAATAGGGAAAATACTTGGTGCCTTAACTACCCCTGGCATGCATTGCATGATTTATGGTGATCGTGGTATTGGTAAAAGCTCTCTTGCGTTATCAACCTTAGAAGGCGGGAAAGAGAATGAAATTCTGCCTAGTGATATCTTTAAATATCGATGTATTAAGCGGACAACATTTAAAGATATAATAGAGGGGCCAGCTGTTTTTATAGATCAATCTTATAAAGCAAATCAGATTGTGTCTACCCAAAAATATGGGGCGAGAGCAAAGTTACTTGATATTTTTAGTTTGGAAGGAAGTCGAGAAGAAAAGATAACTATAGAACGAGAGGAATTGACTGCTAATAAAGCAGCTTCTCTATTTCAGCATTTAGATACGGTGTTACTAATTGATGAATTTGATGTCGTCTCTGATGAAGTTAAACATGAGGTTGCGGAATTTGTGAAGCAACTGAGTGATGCGAATAGTCCATTCAAAGTATTGATCGTAGGTATTGGTAGTGATGGAGAAGCATTGATAGCAGGACATCAGTCTGTCATTAGATGTATGCATGAGATTAAATTACCTCGGGTGGAAAATAAATATCTCGAAGAAATAATTACAAATGGTGAGGATGGACTGGAGATTAAATTTGTTAATAGTGTTAAAAATAAAATAATTGAGATTAGTAGTGGTTTCCCATATTTTACTCACCTTTTGTGCAAAGAATGTGCAGAAGAGGCTTTGCGTAAAGATGTTAACTCTATAAATGATAATGTTTTTAAATCTGCATTAATTCAAGCCGTTAAAAATACCGAGGGCCAATTAAAACGTAGTTACGATATAGCAACCACATCTTCCCGTACGGATATGTATCCCAAAATACTGCTTTCGGCCGCTAAATTTAATAATGAACAGTTCACTGTTAAGCAATGGATTGAACAAATAAGTATAGATCATAGCATTGATTTAACTAATGGTAGCATGAATAATTACACTGGTAAATTAACAAAGCCTGCGCGAGGTAATGTATTGACGCTCGTTCGACGTGGTGCATATAAGATTACAGACCCAAGGATGCCGAGCTATATATTGATGTGTCATCAAGCTGGTAATTAGTTGGAGTCTTGCTGCTATCTCTAACTATTTTATAACTCATGGATTCATCAATAAAATCCCTGGCTTCTGACGGGGATTTCTATTTTCCTATTCTAGGAACGATACACACCGTTTTATTTTCACCTATGATTTAGGAACCTGAATCACATTCCACTCATTTCTGAGAGGACTCACAGCAATGTTGTCTTCAATGTAATGCTCTAAAAGCTGACACAACAATGTTGCAGCTTAATTCAACATGTAGAATTTCTAACGCCAACCGCAAAATCGAAGGCATATACTGCTTTGTAACTAGGGCGGGATGGGTATATCTATGAAAGAAGGTTATTACTGGATTCAGCATGTTGGTGTTGTTCAGATAGCGTATTACACGAATGACACTGTTGATGATCTGGAGTCGGGTAAAACAATCACAGGTGTCTGGCATCTGGCCAGAGGCGATGACATTTGCCATAACAGTGAATCAGAGGTGTTAGAAGGGCCTCTCACACCACCAATGTAAACAACCGTACTTACTACGAGGCTGCCGCATGGCGGCCTTTTTCATTTCAGGCTCACGGGTATCACTCACTACGTGCTTTGTTGATAAAGCCAGCCCGTGAAGCCTGACCCTTTCATCACACACAGCGCCATCCGAAAAATCGGAGGTGAGGCCTATGAAAATGCCATACAAACAAGATTTCATCGCTGCGCTACTTGCCGCCAAGGAGCAGGGTATTGGTGCAATGCTGGCTTTCGGCATGGCGTACCTGCGGGGTCGCTACAACGGCGACACGCTGTCAAAGACGCTAATCGATGGCCTCATGTGCGCCATGATCGCCTGGTTCGTTCGCGACATCCTCGACTTCATCGGCCTGAGCACAAACCTGGCCTATATAGGCAGCGTGTTCATCGGCTATCTCGGTACCGCTTCTATCGGTTCCCTGATTAAGAAGTTCGCTTCAAGAAAAGCAGGAGTAAACGATGCAAACTAGCCTTAACGGAATTGCACTGATTAAAAAGTTCGAAGGCTGCCGACTTACTGCCTATCCAGACCCGGGTACAGGTGGTGCGCCGTGGACGATTGGTTATGGCTGGACTCACCCGGTAGATGGAAAGCCCATAAGGCCGGGGATGACGATTGACCAGTCTACTGCTGATCGGTTGCTAAAGACGGGGCTGGTGAGCTATGAAAACGACGTGCTTAAGCTGGTCAGGGTAAAACTAACACAAGGCCAGTTTGATGCGCTGGTATCGTTCGCTTACAACGTAGGCTCGCGCGCTCTTTCAACTTCAACGCTGCTGCAAAAGCTTAATGCAGGCGATATCAAGGGCGCTTCCGAAGAGTTCCTGCGTTGGAATAAGTCAGGCGGAAAAGTTATGCCGGGGCTCACGAATCGCCGCAAGGCTGAGCGTGATGTGTTCCTGTCATGATGGGCATCCTGGAGAAACACTGTAAACCACTAGTGATGATATTGCTGGTGTCCGTTGCATTCATCGCCGGTAGCATATGGAGCAGCCGCGGCTGGGAAAAAAAGTGGGCGGAACGTGATAGCGCGGAATCATCGCAAACAGCGAACGCGCAGACCGCAGCCCGCATGATTGAACAAGGGCGTATTATTGCCCGTGAAGAGGCTGTGAAAGATGCACAACAACAAGCGGCAAAAGCTGCTGCCACTGCTGCTGGCTTGTCTACCACTGTTAGCCAACTGCGCACCGAAGCAACAAAACTTGCCGCCCGCCTGGACGCCGCAAAGCACACCGCAGATCTTGCCGCTACCGTCAGAAGCAAAACAGCCGGAGCCGACGCCGCAGTGCTCGCCGACATGCTCGGACGCCTTGCAGAAGAAGCTCGATATTATGCTGAGCGATCTGACGAAAGCTACCGGGCTGGAATGACATGTGAGCGCATTTACGACTCAGTGAGAGAATCAAACAATAAGATGACTAAGCAAATGAAAAAGTAAAGCGATAGGCCGCGCCTGCCGATAAGGCGGCAATAGTATGGTAATAACATGCTCCCGAGTCTCCGCGTAGAGAGCCAGCTTTGTATCTGGTGAGGGTTAATAAGAAAAGAGGCACCGGTGTCGCCATGTGGCAGCCAATCACGTACTGGTTAGTGCCAACAGGGAGCAGAGACTAACCGGGGTGACGATCTTAAGGGCATGGGCGAGGCCACTGCGAGAGTGTGGTAAATTTTAACTATCTTCATTAGTACATGTTTCTCTACCCTGCGTTCAATGGCAATATAGCTTGGAATTTTCATTTAATAGGAAGAACAATTGGAAACGCAGATTATTACTTCACTGCTTGGCGTAAGTGGGGCGTTAATTGGTGCTTTTGGTGGCGCGTTACTTGCTAATCATTTCGCTGAAAAAAGAGCTACCAAGCAAGCTCAACAAGATGCTGCGAAAGAAAAGAAAAAGCTTTTGATATCCAAAACCGAAGAGCTTCATATATTAATTTCAAAGTGGTCAAAATTCATAAGCAACCTTCAGAATAACCGCCTGCGTTTACTGTCAGGCAAAATATCGCTTAGTGATTATCACGATAATGTTGTTGCGCTGGAACTTGAAAATGGTGTTCATGATAGACTTGAAGCTCTAATTCATTTGTATTTCCCATCATTAGAAGCTGACCTTTTGGATGTTAAGTCGTTTCTTAAAGTCTCCAATAAAACAGAGAATGATGTTCTTAAACATCGTATTAAAAGCGAGGAAGCTTTCCACATAATATGTGATTGCGGAACCAAGCTAGAAAATAAATTTGTGCAAATGAATAAACAATTAGTATCTTCACTGCAATTATAAAAAGAATTTATAGCCACCAGTTTTGTTGGTGGCTTTTTTGCGCATCGCACGTGCACATCGAAGATAGGCTCTCAGTATCAAGTCTAGATATCATTCACTCAAATGTAATTGATAATCATTATCGTTCATGGGTCCTTTCCTGCGATCCGGCCTGTTACGGGGCGGCGACCTCGCAGATTCTCGCTATTTATGAAAATTTTCTGGTTTTAGTCGTTTCCGTTCTTCTTCTCGCTAATACATTGTTTTAACTGCAAACACCCACTAAAAAGAAAGGAAATGATAAGCCTTAAAAACGGCTAAATCCCCAGGCGGCACGGACACCGATCAGGGTTATCAGAATGAACTGGATGCACTGAAGAAATATTATGCCGCACAGGACGATCTCCGGGGTAACTGGCAGGCCGGGGCGAAATCAGCGTGGGCAGACTATGCCGATTCAGCGGCTGATGCCTATGGTTCGATGAAGTCTGCAGCTTCAGCCACATTCGATGGCATCAGCCAGAATATGGCCGATATGCTGATGACAGGGAAAGCAAACTGGGCGGATTTCACCAGTTCCACGTTGTCGATGCTGGCGCAGATCCTGATGAAGCAGGCCATGGCTGGCCTGGTCAGTTCTGCCACGTCAGCGCTGGGTTTTGCTGGCGGTGGTTATACCGGATCCGGCGGCAAGTATGAGCCTGCAGGTGTGGTGCACCGTGGAGAGTTTGTCTTTACGCAGGAGGCCACCAACCGAATAGGTGTCGGCAACCTTTATCGCATGATGCGCGGTTATGCGACTGGTGGTCTGGTCGGCGTGAGTGGCGGTGGCGTTGCTTCTCCTTTTGGCGTCAGCGTGTATGCGCCGGTTTCGGTTACAACAGGCCAGGGGGATTCTGGTCAACAGAAAGGAAGCGGCGATGCGCTGGGGAAAGCCTATCAGCAGGTGATCAACAGTTCCATCAGGGAAGGTATCACCAGAGAGGTCCGGCCCGGCGGCATCATCTGGAATGCAACAAAACAGAGGTAAGCAATGGCGATCGAGCATTTTTCATGGCGGATTAAAGCATCCAGCCAGCCGACCCTGAAAAGTAAGGATGCCGTCCGCACGGCGCAGTTTGGTGATGGCTATAAGCAGGTGTCAGGTGCCGGGCTGAATGATGAAACGCTCAGCTATGAGTTTTCATTTACCGGCGAACCGGGAACCGTCAAGGATATCTATGCTTTCCTGCGGCGCCATAAGACGAAATCATTTTCGTTTACCCCGCCAGGCGGTGATCTTGCGCTGTGGCGTGTTGAGGCAGACAGCCTGCAGCGCGTCACCAAAAGTAAAACGGTGGAAACCGTTTCGGCCACGTTTGAACAGGCGTTTGCACCATGAGCTTAAACAGTGATTATCAGAAACTTGAGCCGGGCAATGTTGTCCGGCTTTTTGATGTCGATGGCACCGCATTTGGCGTTTCCGACGTTCTCCGCTTCCACGCCCACAATATTGCCCACACCCCAGATGAAATCTCCGCTGCTGGTGGAGATGAGAATAAGCTGCCGGCGAAATCGATCTGGTGGCAGGGACAGGAATATAAAGCATGGCCCTGCCAGATAGAGGGTATTGAGACGGCGACCGACGGGACCAGCGCTCAGCCGACGCTGTCGGTCGCTAACCTCGACAGTTCCATAACGGCGCTGTGTCTTGCTTATGATGACCTGCTGCAGGCGAAAGTGACCATTCACGACACGCTGGCACAGTATCTTGATGCAAAGAACTTTCCTGGCGGTAATCCTTCAGCTGACCCAACGCAGGAAAAACTGAAGGTGTTTTACATCGATGCAAAGAGCAGCGAAACCAATGAAGTAGTTGAGTTCACGCTTTCCAGCCCGATGGATCTGCAGGGGCTGATGATCCCGACGCGTCAGCTACATTCGCTTTGTACCTGGTGTATTCGCAACAAGTACCGCTCAGGGGATGGTTGTGACTATGCCGGAACCCGCTATTTCGATAAGCACAACAACCCGGTTGATGATCCGTCGCTGGATGAGTGCAACGGGACGCTGACGGCGTGCAAACTTCGGTTCGGCGATGGCAACGAGCTGCCGTTTGGCGGTTTTCCGGGTACTTCACTGATCAGGAGCTGATATGCGTCAGAAAATTATCGACGCCATTATGGCGCACGCTGCCGCTGAATATCCGCGCGAATGCTGCGGCGTAGTGGTGCAAAAAAGCAGGGTGCAGCGGTACATTCCCTGCCGTAATCTGGCAACCGATCCGACAGAGCATTTCCACCTGTCGCCGGAAGATTATGCTGCTGCCGAAGACTGGGGAGCGGTGATCGCCATTGTCCACAGCCACCCGGATGCCACGACGCAGGCGAGCGAACTGGATAAGGCACAGTGTGACGCTACATTACTTCCCTGGCATATCGTCAGCTGGCCGGAGGGGGATTTACGCACTATCCAGCCGCGGGGAGAGCTGCCGCTACTGGAGCGCCCGTTTGTGCTCGGTCACTTTGACTGCTGGGGGCTGGTGATGAGTTACTACAGGCAGACGCATGGTATTGAACTGAAGGATTACCGCGTGGATTATCCCTGGTGGGAAGACAGTTACCCCGAAAACTTCTACCACGATTGCTGGTATGAATGCGGCTTCCGTGAATTCAGCGGCGCACCACAGCCAGGTGATATGGTTATCATGCAGGTGCAGTCCAACAAGTGGAATCATGCGGGAATTCTACTGGAAGGTAACATGCTGTTGCATCACCTGTATGGGCACCTCAGCCAACGTGTGCCATACGGCGGCTACTGGCAAGAAAGAACAATGAAGGTACTTCGCTATAAGACTCTAGCTTAAGCCCATTTAGGTGGACTGTTCCCCTGGAATTTCCACCCCAAAACCATCCGCATCCCAAGTCTTTTCCCAGACTTCGTAACCTAACTCTTTTAGGCGACTAAAAGTTTTTTTGAAAACAGTGTTGAAATCATCGTCACTAAGTCCGTCCAACTCAAGATCGCTGAGATGAATATGGAATGTGGAATGACCAATCCGTACCTTTTTGTTGATCTCTGAAAAAGTCCTTTTGAATATTATTTCAGAGAGTTCATCCCTCGCTTTTTCAACAAGTTGAATTGCATCTTGAGCAGAAATTACTTCATCTTCACGTAATTCGCTAAGGAAGCTGTTGTCGAGACGTTGAACTATTTCAGCATTCATAGAGCGGTTATTGGATTTTGCTGCATCTTCAATTTTTTCTTTTAATTCAATTGGTAATCTTATTCTTAGTTGAGGATCTTCTCTGCTCATTTGGTTGCCTCACTCAAAAAGTTCACATTATGTAAATTATGCCCCACGGTGGGGTTGACATCAATGACGCACGGTGTGACACTTTAAGTGCCCCACCGTGGGGCGTAATTGGAGGGGTTATGGAAAAAGCTAAAGATATGTACCAGCGAAAGGTTCGATTTCCTGAAGATGTCCGGTTGGCGATAGAGAGAAATGGGGAAGATGAGTGCCGTCAGTTCAATACTGAGCTCATCTATCAGTTGAGGAAAGCGTACGGATTAGAAGGGGGGAAGAGTGAACAAGCATAAAAACAGTGAAACCCAGGAGTGCGCGAACACCCTGGGCTTCTTATCGAAGAAATCCTTGGCAGGAAATATCGACATGAACAGTGTAACGAAAGAAGAGCTGAACTTCCATGGCATTTCTCTGCACCCAGCTCCTGATATCGATGGTATCTGGCTGACCGCTAATCAGATTGGTTACGCGCTTCAATATGCAGACGACAAAGCTGTTCAGCGAATTTTTGCTCGTCATATTGATGAGTTTACAGAAAAAATGACAAGGGTGGTCAAGTTGACCACCCCTGGTGGGCATCAGGAAACTAGGGTTTTTTCTCTACGTGGCGCACACATGGTCGCTATGTTTGCCAGAACTCCGGTTGCTAAAGAATTCCGACGCTGGGTGTTAGACATTCTGGACCGTGAGGTATCTATTAACTTTCCAGTACCGAAGATGCTCAGCGATCGAGAAGTCCACGCCCACAATGCAAACGCAATGTTCGATTATTTCGAGATTATGTGTGAAGCATGGTTTAACCAGATAGAGCCAGCTTTGAGGGCGATTGAGTCTCCGCTCGCAGGCCGTCTTCACGATCGTTTCAATGATGGGGCCGCGTTTATGTACATGATTAAGACTCATGCTGAACTACAGCTTCAGGAAGGAGAAAGGCCAAGAATCTACTGAATTTGCAATGCTGCAAATAGAAAAGCCGATAGTTAGAGCTATCGGCTATCCATAAATCTGTCATAAGGGTCCAACCAATGACTTCATTAAATTTAGCAGTAAATAGCGCTAATGTCACCGAGAAAACCATTGATAGCCAGTACTTGCTGGAGATGGTGAATGCTGCGCGAAAGCAATGCGGTGAGCCAGCTGTCCGAAATAACAAGTTCATTGAGAAGGTTGTTGATGAGCTTGAAGGGGAGACCTACACAAAAAGTGTAGGTCGTAAAAATGGTCAAGACATTGAAGTAATTACAATGTCTATCAAGCAAGCCCTCCGAGTAGCCGCTCGTGAATCGAAAGCCGTTCGACGTTCTCTGGTTGATAAGCTGGAAGATATGCAGGTATTACCAGCGATGCCAAAAAGCAACACAGGTATCACTGAGTACCGATTGGCTAAGGCAGAACACTTGAAAGCCCAGGCATTGGAGAAGAATATCGCGAGCGCGCGGGAAATCATTACTCTGCTTCCTAGATTGGATCCGATGGCACATCAGGTGCTCACGGCATCGTTGATTAATCCGCTTATTGGTTATGACGCCATCCCGTTGCCTGTTATCGAGGAGCATTACCACACTGCGAGTGAGGTGGGGGAGATGCTGGGGGTTTCTGCTCAGAAAATTGGACGCGTTGCTAACACACACAAGCTGAAGACAGAAGCGCATGGCAAGTTCTTTCTGGACAAGTCGGCCTACTCAAGTAAACAGGTTGAAGCGTTCCGGTACAACACTAACGGAATTGATGCGTTGCGCCATCTGATTCATGGTGCTGATGTGGCATAAATTTCAAAGCAGTTAAAATGTTTTTGCTATCCCAACCCGCTTAACTGCGGGTTTTGTCGTTACCGGATCCCTGCTACTCTTTTGGCAAATTAATCAAAGGTGATAGGGATATGAAAAAGACTTTGCTGCTTCTAATTGCGCTTAGCGTTGCTGGGTGTTCAACCACGGCGGTGAATTCTACCGTTGCAAAACAAGTACCATCTGAACGTGTATTGCTGAAGGGGGCTGGTGACTCGGTGATAACAATTACACGAGATCAAGGATGGTTTGCTGGTGGTGGATGCTTTGTAGAAGTATCTATTGATGGAAAACCCTATGCAAGAATTGATACGGGAGAAACGATCGATATCAATGTTACATCCGGCCGACATATTCTAGGAATATCTGGCGATTCAAAAGGTAAAGGATTATGTGGAATGCAGGTCGGACAACCACTCAAAGAGACTGCCACGGAGATCAATGCTCGTGAACATCAAAAATTCCGCATCACCGGAGATACTAATTCCGGACTTGATATCAGAGCATCAACCATATAATTCGAGTCATTTTATAAATGGCCACCTCCGGGTGGCTTTTTTATTGGAGAAGAGTATGCGGCAAGAAGTTATGACCCAAATTGAACTGAGCGGGATTCTTGGCAAAACCTTTGGTAAGACGCATCATCGTTTAATTAGCTCAACCCGAGAAGCCTGTCGAGCGCTAGCTGCAACAGTGAAAGGGTTTGAGGCCTTCATGAATTCAAGTAAACAGCGCGGTCTGACATATGCAGTTTTTCGAGGAAAGAAAAATATTGGGGAAGATGATTTAGGCTTTCCGGTGACAGGTGAAGTGATCCGGATCGTGCCAGTAGTTATTGGTAGTAAAAAAGCTGGCCTGTTACAAACCATATTAGGTGCCGTCCTTGTTGTAGCTGGCTACGCTTTGTCAGGTTTTACTGGCGGTGCAAGTATGGCATTGGTCGCACCCGGTGTTGCATTAATGGCTGGAGGCGTAATCCAAATGCTTTCGCCACAGCCAGCAGGACTTGCCAGCAAACAGGATGCCGAAAATCGGGCATCGTATGCATTCGGTGGTGTAACTAACACTGCTGCTCAGGGTAATCCAGTTCCGCTTCTATACGGGCGCAGGCGTATTGGTGGGGCGATCATCTCTGCTGGTATATACGTCGAAGACCAGCAATAACAAAATAATCTTCCTTTCAGGCTACCTTATGGTGGCTTTTTTTATGGGCGCAATATGGCTACAGCAACCCCGATAAAAGGCCGCAAGGGCGGCAGTTCCAGTTCCCGAACCCCTACCGAACAGCCTGATGATCTGCAATCTGTAGCGAAGGCCAAAATCCTCGTTGCGCTTGGGGAAGGGGAATTTACAGGGCAATTAACCGGAAAAAATATCTACCTGGACGGCACGGCGTTGGAAAACTCCGACGGATCCCAAAACTTTAGCGGTGTGACGTGGGAGTTTCGCGCAGGAACGCAGGCACAAAATTACATTCAGGGTATTCCCGGTACCGAAAACGAAATCAACGTTGGAACTGAAGTATCAAGCGCAACAGCCTGGACGCGTACCTTCACCAACACCCAACTATCAGCCGTTCGCCTGCGACTGAAATGGCCTTCACTGTTTAAGCAGGAGGACAACGGCGATCTGGTAGGGTATTCCATCAATTATGCGATAGACCTGCAGACTGATGGTGGGACCTGGCAAACCGTTCTTAATACCAGCGTAACCGGCAAAACGACGTCTGGTTATGAGCGCAGCCACCGTATTGATTTACCGCAGGCTGGCAGCACCTGGACAATCCGACTGCGTAAGATCACCGCTGATGCAAACAGCGCGAAGATCGGCGACACGATGACGCTGCAGAGTTTTACCGAGGTGATTGACGCCAAGCTGCGTTACCCGAATACCGCGCTGCTGTACATCGAATTCGACTCGAGTCAGTTTAACGGTTCAATACCGCAGATCTCCTGTGAGCCTCGCGGGCGTGTGATTCGTGTTCCTGATAATTACGACCCTGAAACGAGGGCTTACAGCGGTACATGGCAGGGCGCGTTTAAGTGGGCTTGGACTGATAACCCGGCGTGGATATTTTACGATCTGGTGATTACCGATCGCTTTGGTCTGGGTAATCGCCTGACTGCAGCCAACATCGATAAATGGACGTTGTACCAGGTGTCGCAGTATTGCGATCAGCCGGTACCGGATGGTAAGGGTGGAAACGGGACCGAACCACGCTATACCTGTAACGTCTATGTGCAGGACAGGAATGATGCTTACACTGTGCTGCGTGACTTTGCCGCTATATTCCGGGGTATGACGTACTGGGGCGGTGATCAGATTGTTGCGCTTGCCGATATGCCGAGAGATGTGGATTACGCTTACACCCGCGCGAACGTCATTGACGGACGCTTTACCTATTCCAGCAGCACGACAAAAACGCGGTATACCACGGCGCTGGTTTCCTGGTCTGATCCGGGTAACGCCTATGCTGATGCGATGGAGCCGGTATTTGAGCAGCCCCTGGTTGCCCGGTACGGATTCAATCAGCTTGAAATGACGGCCATCGGTTGTACGCGGCAGTCTGAGGCAAATCGTAAAGGTCGCTGGGGCATCCTCACCAATAACAAAGATCGGGTTGTGTCGTTTGATGTTGGTCTCGATGGCAATATTCCCCAGCCTGGCTATGTCATCGCAGTGGTTGATGAATTGCTCTCAGGCAAGGTGATGGGGGGCCGTATCAGCGCTATCAACGGTCGCGCCATCACGCTGGACAGAAATGCAGATGCAGTCGCGGGGGGCCGGTTGATTCTGAATCTTCCCTCTGGCGCATCGCAGAGTCGAACGATTCAGTCAGTGAATGGCAATGTGGTAACAGTCACCACGGTATACAGCGAAACACCGCAGCCCGAGGCTGTTTGGGTGGTTGAGTCCGACTTGCTATACGCACAGCAATATCGTGTTGTCAGTGTCACCGATAACAATGACGGAACCTTTTCGATTGCAGGTGTCTGGCATGATCCTGATAAATATGCGCGTATCGATACCGGCGCTATCATCGACCAGCGCCCTGTAAGCGTTATCCCTCCGGGTAATCAGAAAGCTCCGGCAAATATCGTCATCGACAGTTATTCCGTTGTTAATCAGGGTATCAGTCTTGAAACAATGCGGGTGACTTGGGATACGACCGATAACGCAATTGCCTATGAGGCTCAGTGGCGGCGCAATGATGGGAACTGGGTGAATGTACCGCGCAATTCCACCACTTCTTTTGAAGTTGCCTCGATTTACTCCGGACGTTATCTGGTCCGGGTGCGGGCCATCAATGCTTCCGAAATTTCCAGCGGGTGGGGGTATTCAGAAGAGAAAACCCTGACCGGGAAGGTCGGCAATCCGCCGAAACCGGTAGGATTCATGGCCACCGGTATTAACTGGGGTATCCGTCTGAACTGGGGATTCCCGGCGAACACTGCTGACACGCTGAAAACTGAAATTCAGTACACGGCAAACAGCGATTTTTCCGATCCATTGCTGCTTTCGGACGTGCCATATCCTTCATCGGAATACATCCAGCTTGGGTTGAAGGCGGGCCAGGAATTCTGGTACCGCGCTCAACTGGTGGATAAGACCGGGAACGAATCAGGATATACCGACTGGATCCGCGGCATGTCCAATGATAACGCCGATGATTATCTGGGTGATATCGCAGATGACTTCCTGACGTCTGATGATGGCGACCGCCTTACGGGGGATATTGATACCAGCCTTGAAGGTATTCTGCAGAACGCGCTGGCCAACCATGGAACGGTAGAGCACCAGTGGGCGCAGTACGGTGAAGTACGCGCGGATATCCTGGTGGTTAAAACGACCATTGCGAAGGTGGATGAGGCCATGGCAGAAATGTCCACGAAGGTGCAGGCTCAGATTAAAGATGTAACCGCCTCGCTTGAGGATAAGCTCACCGCCACCGTTGATGCGACAGGTGCAACGGCCATTCACACTCTGAAAGCCGGCGTGCGTATCAACGATATTTTTTACAGTGCCGGGGTGTCGATTGCAGTGCTGGCTGAAGCTGGTAAGCCGGTAGTCACCCGCATCGGGTTTAATGCTAACCAGTTCGTCCTGATGAGTGGCAGCGGTGATACGCAATATTCACCGTTTGCTGTTGTTAATGGTCAGGTGTTTATCAGTGATGCGCTAATTCAGGATGGCAGCATTACCAATGCCAAAATTGGCAACTATATCCGGTCCACATCTTTCGTTCCTGGTCCTTATGGTGCTGGCTGGAATGTCGACAAAAACGGAGACTGTGAATTTCATGGGCGGTTTTACGCAGACAGCGGCCAGTTTGCATTTAACGGTACGAATAACACAGTAGTCATTAACGGGAATGGGCTGACTGTTAATCTTCCAGGTGGTGGGCGGGTTGTAGTAGGGAGGTGGTGATAATGCCGGAAGGGATTTTAATCGACTATAACGATGGCCGCCCGGTGATGGCAATTACTGCGGGGCTGCGAGCCCCCAGTTTTTGTACATCGTTCTCGGGCTGGTCATCCCAGTTCATGCAGTACCCTGTCAATACTCCACTCGTTCCTGGCTCACAGGCTATCGTGGTGCCAACAAACCCCATTTACATCTATTCCTTTGCAGAATTCGACGTGGCCATAATGACGGGTGTCACCCGAAACGGTGATTCCGGGGTAATCATCGGGGCTGAGACAATCGGTGGAAAAAGTATTGTCCCTGACTGGTCAGGCTACGTTATGGAGCTGCTGCCTGCGGCGACGTATAACGAAGGTTTACTGGTTTCAAACTCGACTGACTTCACCGCTATATCCAATCAGGCTGCGCTGATGACCTGCGCTTATTCCGGGCGCATTACGGTTAGCGGCAGCGCTGCGCTTCCGGTCAGCGGTATTCCTTTCGGCAAATGGGATAACCCGAATGTGTCGGTGGGGTTTGATGGCGGCAACATCATCGTCCGCGATATTTCCTACACAGGGCGGGACGATGTGGCCGGAACAGCGACGATTGACCTGGTGATATTCAATCAGACAGCACCTGTCGGCGGCGACGGTATCACGATGACCAACGCCGCAGGCCAGGTGACATTTTCCACGCTGAAACGCCCCTTTGTATATGACCGTCAAATCCAGATTACCGATGCCTTCCAGGATATTGGTGGCGGGTTCTGCCAGATAGTCTATACCGGCGTTCAGGTTCGCATGATTGGTGGATGGGGAAATATCAGAACCAAAGGCGTGGTCATGTCAGGCGGTAGCGTCAGGTCAGCCTACAACAAAGTATTTGCGGACCGCAATTCCGGTTCATGGGATATGACCAGAAACAGAAATATCGCTATGCCCATTCTAATTCTTCCGAATATGTATTGAGGAAAAACTATGTCAGCAGGAACCTTAACCCTGACGAATAACTCTGCTGCTGTCGCTGGCAACGGGACCGCGTTTACCACCGAGGTGGCTGCCGGAGATTTTATTGTTGTCACTGTCGGTGGCGTTCCCTATACGCTACCGGTTAAGTCCGTGGAAAGTAGTGCCGCGTTGACGCTGGTCAGTAATTTCACCGGGCCAACACAGGCTGGCGCGGCCTGGTCAGCTGTTCCCCGTGTGGCGCTGAATATGGTGACCGCTGCGCTGGTGACACAGAGTGCTGAGGCGCTTCGTGGCCTGAATTACGACAAGCAGAACTGGCAGCAATTTTTTACTGCTGATGGTGATGTGACGATTACGCTGCCTGACACGAGTCAGACTACCGGGCCATCGGCAAAAAAGTTAATCAACAGCGTTGCTGATAAAGCAGATAAAACAGCGCTTGATGGTAAAGCAGACAAAACAGCACTCGATAGCTACGCCAAAAAAGGGGATAACTCAGATATCAGCAGCCTTTCCGGTTTGGCTACGCCTCTCAGTATGGGACAAGGGGGGACTGGTAGTACGGATTTGGCTGGAGCCCGTGTAAATCTTCGTGTTGACAGCCTGGTACAAACGGCCAGTCAAAACTGGCTGTACAGCCCGGACAGGTCCATCAAGCTGACCATGATTGATAATAATGTCTGGGGGGCATACAGCGATGCTCTGGCGAAATGGGTTCTTCCTGCCGGGATGGTGACGGATTCTAACGGTTATCTGAAAGCGGCCTCGCCAGTTATCAGATTAAAAGGTGATGGCTCGGTAGAGTTCAACGAAGAGGCTGAGGGGGTAACGGCGGAACATATCAGCACTGGTGTGTACAGAGTTCATGGTGTGATGGGGTTTAACGCCGATCCGTTATGGGGAGGGATTAATGGCGGGGTGACGGTCCCTGTTGACATAAACAACCAGCCGTTAATATGGGTTGATTTTAGCGTGGAAAATAATGGTGACATCCTGCTAAAAACCTATCACCGCACGCATCCTGATGCACCAGAATTTGCCCGTAATCTGATCGGTCTGAAAAATGACGAGGGTGCATTTACCGAATCAGTTAAAGATGGTGAACCCGTAGATATTCCTGATGGCCGGTGGGTCGATCTGCGAATTCAGATGCCGGAGGATAGTCTCTGGAATCAGAAGCAAATGGCAATACGGGAAGCTATGGAAAAAGCCGAACGGGAGCGTGAAGATAATCAGCAGGGTACGCAGTCGTAAAAATGACAGTTGCCGCAACCATGCCGTATGCAAGAGCATGATTACGGCCGACTGGCGAGCGTTCGATAGTGCGAGTATTGAATGATTGCCAGTCACGGCGAATTGTACTTAAGCAATATGACGGTTCAAGGTGTTTAATCTGAAACCAGCCACATATCAGCCTCTTCAAACATTTCCTGAACAGTCCGGCTTATCTGTTCTTTCTCATGCTTACTGGCGTCAGTGTTGATCGCCGGCAGCGTCATCATCGGTTTAACCCGGACATCAGCATCGGGGAAAATCCGGTGAACCCTCTTACTCAGTTCGCCCAGAATGATATCTTTTGCACCGGGCAGACCATCAAAATTCCTTTTATCATAAACGAGTTCCACGAACATTGCGCATCACCTCTTTACTGGATGGATATACAGTATTTATACTGTATTTCTATCCGGCATTCAAGAGAGGGTACTGATATGGGATTCCCATCACCTGCGGCAGATTATGTTGAAACACGAATCTCCCTCGATCAGCAGTTTATTCGTCATCCATCAGCAACGTATTTTATGCGGGCTGCGGCTTCATATTATCGTGAAGGGATACTGAACGGTGCGCTGCTGATTATCGACTCATCCTTATCGCCATGCGATGGCTCGTTGCTGATATGTGCGATGGATGGAGAATTCAGGATTAAGCGATACCGTGCGCACCCGAAGCCGCACCTGATCAACCTGGAGAACGGGAGAAGAGAAGCGATACCAGCCGAAAAGGAAGGATACGGCACTTCGCTCCCGGTGTTCGGGGTGATCACCTACATCATTAATGATGCGAGGCTGGGGGAGTTTGATGACTGTCCTGTCATGTGATGATAAAAACAAAAAAGCCCGCACGGGCGGGCAATAACATGCTTATTTTGTGTTCAAATTTATTATGGGCGAGTTAAGTATCGGCATTAACAATGACTAATTTAGAGATGATTAAAAATAATTCTTAGCAAGAAAATTAATTTCAAGTGATTACGGAGAGTGACAATTTCTGTGTCGGATCTATTTTACATTTTTAAGTACAATGCCCTCGCAAAAAGGAGCAAAGAAAAGAAGTAATCCACCTGGCTTAAGGGGTGGTTTTATTTAAGTTCATTTAGAAACAGTTGGTTGCTGAGATTAAAAAAAATAGTAAAGTTTAATTGATTGATGACGATAACTTGAATGACACAGGCAAGCCTGGCGTAATAACCCAAAAGGAATATTTTATGGCACAAGTTATCAATACAAACAGCCTGTCGCTGTTGACCCAGAACAACCTGAACAAATCTCAGTCTTCTCTGAGCTCCGCTATTGAGCGTCTGTCTTCCGGTCTGCGTATCAACAGCGCGAAAGACGATGCTGCAGGTCAGGCGATTGCAAACCGTTTCACCTCTAACATCAAAGGTCTGACTCAGGCGTCCCGTAACGCTAACGATGGTATCTCCATCGCGCAGACCACTGAAGGTTCTCTGTCTGAAATCAACAACAACCTGCAGCGTGTTCGTGAGCTGGCGGTTCAGTCTTCTACCGGTACCAACTCCCAGTCTGACCTCGACTCCATCCAGGCTGAAATCACTCAGCGTCTGAACGAAATCGACCGCGTATCCGGTCAGACCCAGTTCAACGGCGTGAAAGTGCTGGCGAAAGACAACACCCTGACTATCCAGGTCGGTGCGAACGATGGCGAAACCATCGATATCAACCTGAAAGAAATCAACTCCAAAACCCTGGGTCTGGATTCACTGAACGTGCAGCAGAAATATAAGGTTTCTGATACTGCTGCAACTCCTGCTGGTTACCAGAACACAACAGTATCGATAGAGAAAACTACTAATTTTTCAACAAAAGCAGTTGCAGCAATTAAAGCTAAAGATACTGCATCGGCTGCGACAGGTGCAACAATTACTGGCGATGTGAAATTTGATGAAGCTAAGAACGCATACTATGCGAATGTCGCAGTAGCAGGTGACACAGCCAAAAGTGGTGTTTATGAGGTAGAGATTGACGATACATCTGGAGAAGTAACACTCAAAGATGCTGATGTTGATGTGCTGCCAGCTGCAACTAAAGATGTGAAATTTAAGCAGGAACCTGCGAAGTATGATACTGCTGCTGCTATTACGGCATTAAAAGCGGCGAATGTTAATTCCGCTGATGCGGACACTGCTTCACTTGTTAAAGTGTCTTTTACTGACAATAATGGTAAAGCCATTGATGGCGGTTATGCGCTGAAAACTGACAGTGGAAAATATTATGCTGCATCAGTTGACGAATCTAACAAAGTATCCATTAAAGAAGTAGCATATACCGATGCAAGTGGTAAGCCCGCAACTGCGGCTGTCCAACTCGGTGGCGTCAATGGTAAAACCGAAATTGCTAGTGTAGGTGGTAAGGACTATCTTGCAGAGAAAGTAAAAAATCACAATTTCAAAACTGAACCTAAAGTGAATGAAATTGCGACTGCTACGACCGATAGCCCGCTGGCTAAAATCGACGCGGCGCTGGCTCAGGTTGCTGACCTGCGTTCCGACCTGGGTGCGGTACAGAACCGTTTCAACTCTACCATCACTAACCTGGGTAACACCGTCAACAACCTGTCTGAAGCCCGTAGCCGTATCGAAGATGCTGACTACGCGACCGAAGTGTCCAACATGTCTCGTGCAAACATTCTGCAACAGGCGGGTACTTCTGTTCTGGCGCAGGCAAACCAGACCACACAGAACGTCCTGTCTCTGCTGCGTTAATTTACACTTATCGCGCAAACCCCGCTCAGGCGGGGTTTTTTCGTTTAGAATAGTACTTTTAGGATTAAATGGATGTTCTGGTAATGAATGATATTTCTTATGGGCGAGTGGCAGAGACGTGGCCGCGTGACTATTCGATGCTCGCTCGTCGGATACAGTATCTGCGTTTTAATGATTGTCCGGTTAAACTGGTCAGCTGCAATGGGCAGTCGATCATTGGTTACATCTCAAAATTCAATACGAATGAGAACTTAATTCTGGCGTCAGATGTTCCCAAAGGAAGCAACAGAATCGAAGTAAAACTGGAATCTCTTGCTTCTCTTGAAGAGCTGCAGGATAACTCCGGAATTGTTACTGAGTTAGTGGCTAGTGGGTCATTCAACACACAGCCATATGCGCCAACAAAGCAGGATTTCTTTTCGATATGCAATAAGTGTTTCAAGCAAGGGGTAGGCATCAGGGTTTATATGCTTGATGGCAGAATTATTGTAGGGGATACCACGGGTGTTAATGCTTGCCATGTTGGAATTAAAGTACCTGAAGGCAGCCATATGCAAATCATGTTTGATTGGGTTAGTAGGATCACTTCATCAGATTATGTTGAATAG